CCGCACCTGGGGCAGCCATGCCTCCGGTTACGCCTGTCGCAATACCTAGGCCTACCGGGAGTAAGATCTTAGTAAGGAAGTCGTCAAAGCCAAAACCAGACTGCTGGTGAGCCTGCTGGTTCCTTTGCGCCATCTGTTGGCGCAGAGCGGCTGTTCTTTGAGGGTCTATAAAGTTAGCCATCGCGAAACTCCTCCCTGATCGAATCAAGCAAACCTATCTGAGCAACATCATCTTGCCGTAGCGAACGCTCTCTGTCGATGAGTAGCCACAAGAAGTAGCCAGCCTCGATGAGCACAACAGACGCGATGAAGTAGAAGATTGTTTGCATATATAAAAAGAGGTGCAGCGCCAAGGGGAGTCGACGCTGCACCTCTAAACCTTGCCGTGGGCTAGGTAGGCGTGATGCCGGTCAGGATAACCTGAGCGTTAGGCCGCTTGCAGCAGATGTTGTACCGATGCTTCCAGAAGCCCTCGTAGGCGTCCTCGCCCTGCACGCGGAAGAGGACGTTTCCGTCCTCGTCTGCGAACTGTCCGGTAGCAAGCTCAGCCAAGAGCCAGTCCTTGCTGTGCAGAAGTCCGATAGTCGAAACCGGGAAGTGCCGGTCGTACTGGAACTTCACACCGCCGTAGGCCAGGTTCTGCTGGTTGTCCATCAACTTGCCGCTTGAGCCATCGACCGAGACATTGGAGATGCCCTGCGTACCGAGAGCGCCAGACGTGCCGATGACGCCAGTCAGCTGCACCGTGTAGCGATGACGCATGAGAGCGTTCATCACCATCACATCGGCATCGACACCCGCGTCCTGCATCATGATGTCCATCATGTACTGCAAGCGCTCAAGGCTCAGGTCCGCACCAGCGTTGGTGCGGTCTCCGTTCTCCACGTCGTGCGTGACGATGGTGCTCTGGAGGATAGCAGCCGCGCCACCAGTCGCCGTCGTTCGGTCGTTACCAAAGTGCGTCTGACTGGCGAGGTTCTCAAAGAGACCTCGTGGCTGGTTGTTGATGATGTTCTGACCACCAATATTTGCCAGACCATTCCAAACACGGGAGTCCTGACCAAACTGAGCGCCAGCGCTGTCCACCGGGAAGTTGCCGCCAGCAGCGGTGCTCTCTGCGATGACCAACGCGATAGCGGCCTGCCCGCCCACGCCGGAAAGATCCAGCGTGGAGGTTACGCCCACGTCGTCTTTTCCGAACTGGAGGTCTACGGTCGGGTTGGTGCGGTCTGCGCTGAAGCCCGTAACGAAGATGTTGGGGTTCGTTGTCGCCGCGCCAGTGCCCGTGACAGTTGGCAGAATCTCCGCATAGGTGTCCATGCGGTAGAGCCGAACCTTAACCCAAGTGGCAGGAACGGCTTGGTTGACCGCAACGCCGGTACGGGCGTCAGTAAAGTAACTGAAGTCACCCTGGTACTGGAGCGTGTTGGGGTTTGACATTTCCGCAGGCGCGACGGTCTGAGCGCCGTTGCCCGAGATGTTCGGACAGACAATCCGCTGGTTGAGGAAGCCCTTGGTTGGACCGCCAAAGATGTTGATGGAGTTCTCGTTGTTGGAGACATCGCGCACGAGGCGGTCCATCTCCTCACTCATCACGCCAGCAAACGCGCCAACACCAGCCGTGGTGGCAGTGTCCATCGCGAGACCACTGACCTGAAAGCGCCCGTAGGAGCTGTGGCTGTTGATGCGGAGGTCCGCATACTGCTGCCGCCCGGCGGTCGGAAGTGCGCCAGGCGCTTCGCCCTGGAAGCCAACACCGCTGTTGCGTCCGATGTGGACAGGGATGACCATCTGCTTGCCAGACCAACCCTTCGACTTCTTCTGGAAGTACTCGCGCATCCATACGCGGTTGTTGATCTGCTCGGCCACAGGGCCTTGATAGAACTCTTTGAGCATGGGGCCGAAAGTACCGGCTCCAGCGATTCCTACTGTTGCTGCCATGACAGCTCTCCTTCATTAAAGATTGGTTAGAACGACGCTCGCTCCTTAAGCGCTTCAGCAAACGCTGCGGTGGCGTCGGCTACAGTGCGAGGCCTGCCTTGCTCTGGAGTCGGAGCCGCAGCCGTTGCACTGGGTCGTCGGAACTTAGGTTGCTCTTGAGCAGCCTTCTCCGCCTGCGCCAGCTTGGCCTTGAGCTCCTCTATCTCAGAGTTTGCCTCGCTTTTGTATTGTCGCCGCATCTCATTGCGATGGTTCTGGATGTACTCGGCTGCCATGCCTACGTCCATCGAGCCATCTGCCGCCACAGCCTGCCAAAGCTCAGCTGCCTTGACGTCAGGGTTCTTCTCTACTGCCGCTGCAATCTCAGCTTCGAGCTGAGTGGTCACAATCTGCTCTGTCCTCTCCTGCTGCCACTGCTGCATTGAGCGCATTTCATCGCGCATCTGCTTCATGGCTTTGACTGACTGATCGTCGGCGTCACCGAAAATCTCATTCAGCCATGCGTCCTCAGACCTATCCTCAGCTTGGGGCTGATGAGTCTGCGGTTGCTGTGCAAGCGTGAGCTTCTCCAAGTCTTGGATGCGTTGCATCGCACGCTGGAGATCCTCATCACGAGAGCGGAACTTATCGTTAACCTCTTTGAAACGGCTGTAAGGAATGTGCTCAGGGGTCTTTGGAGCTTCGACCTCTGCGCTATCCGCCTGCGTCTCCACCTCTTCTTTAACGTCCTCGGTGTCTGAAGACGAATCGCTCTCCATCTCTTTAACGTCCTCGGAGGGCTCGGACGAATCTGCGGATACCTCTGGAGCTTCGACAGCTTCCTCGGAGGGCTCATTGCCCTCGAGTCGACTTACCATTTCATTGAAACGTTCTTCGCTTAGGATACCCATTATCTACCTCGCATGTTTAACGCCCTGCCAGGCTAGTAAGACCCCTCTATAGTTAGAGGGTACGACTTATTGACGTCATCACCATACCAGTCGTCCCAGTCGTCTGAATAGTTTCTGCCTGTCCTGTGCTCAAACTGCAAGCTCTCGCGTATATTCTCAGGCTTCTCATTCATCCTATCTTCGCGCACAATCGAAGCTTGATGTGAGCCGTAAACCGCTAGCGCTGTGGCAATAACCATGTCGTCATGGTGACCGCTCTGGGCTTCAGGCTTGCCCTTCTGAGAGTAGGTAAAGTGATTAGCCTCACCCTGGAATCTACGATCACAGCCATCGAAGACCCCCTCGTACAGGGCTTCGTACAGTTTAGACAGCATCAGAGGGCGTGACGCGCGGTCAGTCCAGAATCCGTACTTCTTGGTCCAAGTGTTCTCGCCGTCTTTCTGGTCAAGCTTGTGATAGATGTACGGATAGTTCTTGAGCCTAAGCTCTTCAATGATGGTCAGACCGTAGCTGTTGGCCTCTGGCACCACCAAGGCTCTCCACTTGAGCGCCTCGGCCAGAACACGCTTACCAAAGGCGCGAGGCATGATGCGTTCGTAGAACGTAGCCACCGTTTTTATCTTCTTTGGGTCGGTCACATCGATGACGCAAAAGGCCGAGTAGTCTCCCTTATCGGCCCCACTGGCAGTGTCTACACCCATCACATACGTGTGCCACTTCTGAGGCTCTGCGTATGTAATGTATCCAGGCTCAGGCTCAACGCCTGGGTAGGACGCATGGAAGAAGCGACCACCTGAAGACACAAACGCATGGTCAGCGATGATGGGATACTCCTGCTGGAGAATCCTCATCTTCGAGTTGCACTTAAGCCTGTAAGTCTCGGTAAACCAGTTGCGCTGCTCATCGGTGAGTTCAAACTCATCGACAAGTTCCTGTATCTCATCAGGCGTGTTGTATTTGTGCTTCGGCGACGCGCAGTCCGGGTCTTCCGTCCACGGGTAGAACACCCGGTGGTACTCAAGCTCGTCGTCAATCCACATGGTGTAGGCGAAGTTCATGCCGTTGGCTGTGGTCTCGAGGACCACCTCTGGGTCTGCACCCAGTGAGTTGAACAGCGCAGCCATGGTGTCGTCGGGGTTCTCGTAGCGGCTAAACTCCGAGCAGTGCAGCGCTACCGGCGTACCACCACGAGCTCCCTCACTGTTAGCAGTGCCGATAATGATGCGGCTGTCGTGAGCAAAGTGCAGCTTGTGAACCGTCTGATGCTTGAGCGGCACTTGGAGGAACTTCGGCAAGTTCTCGTAGAAGCGGTGGTAGATAGGCGCGATGTTCTCGAGCACAGCCTTCTCAGTGTGCGCGATAACCGCGACCTCGAAGCCGGGCCGAAACAAAGCCTTCCAGAAGAACTTAGCAGCGACGAACGTGGAGATGCCGACCTTACGACTCTTGAGCACGTAGGTGAACGGCTGCCTATCCATCACGTCAGCGAAGTCCGCCTGGATGGGATTGGGCACCAACGGCACGAGCTTCTTACGCTTGTCTAAGATTTTAAGATACTTCTCGCAGAAGTAAGCAAAATCCCAAGCGCACCGCTGGAGTTCGTCGCGCTGCTTCTGCCTCAATGGACAGACTTGATGCGGTCTTTAGCCTGCTTGGCCTCGTCCATGATTGCTCGCCAATCGTCGGAAGACATGCTCTCACCGCTCTTCTCACGGAGCAAACGTAGCTTCTCTTCGAGCATCTTGAGCTTAACCTCTTCCTGATCGAGCCGGTTGTAGTCCAGCTTGCGAAGGATATCGATCTCAGGCTCGTGGCGTTCTTTGAGACGGAAGCGCCGAGCTAGCAGCCACTGCGCTGTCTTGACGTTGACCTCTGCATCTCGGATGACAATGGTCTCGAGGCGCACCTGAGCCCTGCCCTCAGCCTTTAAAACTGTAATCAGGATGTCATGGCACTTGCCGCGCTTGGACTTGCCCTCGCGGACGACGTTGTGGAAGTCGGTTGGCTTCATGCCAACAGCCTTTGCCGCAGCTGTTCGGGTGTGACCGATACTCAGCATCGCCTCAATGGTGTCAATATGCTCAAGCACCTGGTCGGCGCAGCGATCAATGTAGGTCTTCGACATGGTTCTTAAACTTCCCCACCGTTCGAGCGATAGCTGTAAT